ATTTTAATATTAAATCATAATGTTTTACTTCAATTATTACTTTACGATTTAAATATTGATGATCATTTGCAAAGTTTTTATTTATTCTATAACCAATGTAAATTTTTAATACCAAATATTGATGACACAATCAATTCTAATCCAAAATTATTTTTAAAATTTTATAAAGATAATCAACTTAAAAATATCATGTCTATTGATAAGGATTTAGATGATGAACCAATTTATTTAAATACAAATACTGATACTGATATGGATCCTCAACCGATTGAACCTGAAAATTATTTTAATAATTTAAATGGAAATGTAAAATATCCAAATGTTATCTTTGATTTACACCAAGATGAATTTATTGCTTCTTTATTAAGAGAATATAAATTAAAAATTTTAGCAAATATTGGTGATATTACAATGAATAGAGTATATCGTTGTGAAATTGATGAAGGTGTTTTTTATATACAAATTTTATTTAATGACACTAAAAAAATTTATCATATATTTATTTTTGAATATTTTGAAAATTATCAATCACTTAAATCTAAATTTAATTTTAATACTGATAAATTAATCGAACAATATTTATTATTAATACAAAAACCAGTATATGTATGTGTAGCATATCGTGATATTACAATCACAATGACAAAGACAAGTGAAAAAATATTTGTTGAAAAAGATAAAGTATTTTATAAAGAATATAAATATTATGGTAATTATTTAAGAACTAGTAGTGTTTATCAAGGTAAAAATATATTATCTATATTATTTTTATTATATGGACTTGTATTAAATGATATTGAGTGTATCAACACTATAAATAAATTTGGAATGGCATATAATGAATTATTTATATTTAAATTAATTAATGCGACAGGATTTAGTCACACAAAATGTCCTTATTGTAAATTAGGATTTAGATTGGCAAAAATGAAAATACCAAGTAATCGATTTAGACAAATTACAAATTTAGAATTATATAAACCTGAAACACAAAAATTAATAAAAAATAATAAAAGTTTATATTATACTAATAATGAATTTGTTTTAGAAAATTTTAATATATATAGATCTGAACAAAGATTAATAGGTGATAAAGAAGAACATTATTTAAATCCTTCATTACATAATTTATCTGATATCGTTTATGAAAAAATAAAAACTTCAAGACCTTCATTGGCAAAAAAATTAGTATTTGATACAAATTTATTAGAAAATATTAAAAAAGATATAGATTTATTACCTAATAAACATTTATTAAATTCTTTATATATGGATAAAATGGAAAATTATAATAAACAACAAAAAGAAGAATTAATTACAGAATATTATAAACAACCTAGAATAAATTATAATAGTAATTAATATATGAGTTATAACACAAGAAAAATATCATTGTCTTTGTCAAAAGATACAAAGTCATTGTTTCAATTATTAAAAAGATTTGAAGAAGAAGTGAAAGTAAAATCAATTATACATTTTGAAACTTATAAATATTTTCAAAAACTTTATTATATATTAAATTACCCAGCATTATTTATTAGTTTTATGATTAATAGTGCTCTATTTACTAGAATGGTTGAAAATAATGCAAATACAGATATATTTTTGATTAGTAATATTATTACCATTATTTGTAATATAATAATTGGATTAGTATCATATTACAAAATTGATGATAGAATGAATACACATCTTCAATATTCAATGGAATATACAAGAATTTATCGCATGATATGTCAATTTTATTATGAAAATTTAGTAATGAAAGACCAATTAAAAAAAGAAATATTATTTTATTTTTTAGAAAATGTAAAGTCACATATTTTTCTATTAATTGATGATGAACCAAAGTGTCCTTCACATATTGTTCATAATGTTAAGATTAAAAATGTGGATATTTGTTTTTATGTATATTCAAGTAAAAATCTAAAACATCCATATTCATATGATAATGTATTAAAACTTTATCAATTGTCGAATGATATATTATTGTCAATAATGAATGAAATAGAAACAAATCCACAAATTCATATTAAATATCCTGGATTTTATCGATTTAATATTTGGAATGAAAATTTTAAAGAAAAAAAGATACCTAAAAAAGATATATTAAATTATATCATATTAGAAAAAAATATTTTGTTTCAAGATATATTAGATATATTAAAAAATAATGAAAATTCATTAAAAACAATTCATTGCTTTGAAAACGAATATGATAAAATATTTGTGAAAGAAAGAATACAACCAAATTTTGTTGTAGTTAATATTGATGATAATGAATGTAAAGACCAAAGTGTTGATTGTAAAGTAGATACCAATTCAGATAGTTCTAATGAGACAAATTCAACTTCTGTAAAAAATAAAGAAACAACACCTAAAAGCAATGTAATATATATTAGTAGAAATGAAAGTAATCGTTCATTAAATAATATTGAATTAGAAGAATTATCAAATTCTCTAATTGAAACAAAACAAATAATAGAATATGATATACAAATAGAAAATAAATTAAAATATTATGACCAAGAATTATTTGATTTTGAATTATAGTATTTATTAAATAAATAAAAATTCGTAGAATTTTTATATGTTTTTAGATTTATTTTTTATTTAAAACATACTTTTTATTATTATTAAAATGTTGGTATCGAATACAATTTCACAATTTAATAATTATCATTTTAATGAAGAATATCATTCAAATCATTTTGTTAATTATAGTTTCTTTGATTTATTAGACATTTATCAATCTAATGTAGATTATGTTTTTTTTAATCAAAAAGGATATTTTTATAAAATTCAAAACTTAAAGAAATGTAAAACTGACCCTACAGAAAATAATAATGGTGAAATTTATTTTTTTAATAAAGATAGATTAAATAAAATTAATAATTTATATAATGAAATAATTTTTAATATTTCATCTAATTCACAAAATAATTTAATAATTGATTTTGATAAATTAGATGATATTAAAGAAGATAAAGTTGAGAATATCGTTAAAAAATCTATTGTTCCTAAATCTAACAATTTAATTTCAAATGATTTTGAGATATTAGAAGGTGTCGATAGTTATGGATATGATTATTGTTATCTTCAAAGTAATAATCAAATTGAATTAATTAATCAATGTAAAGAAATATGTAAAAATAATAAAAATATTATTGGATTTAATTCTTTAGGATATTTAAAGTATCATATTGAACCTAATAGAGATAAATTAATTCAACAAAAATGTTCTTTGTATATTCATAAATCAAATTTTAGAGAACAAAAAAATATACATAATGTTGATGAAAATAAAATTCAAATTCGTTATTTTAATGATTTTATAGGGTTAAATGATGAATATAACACAATTATAAATAATAAAGAATTTATCAATGATAATTTTGAATATCAAAATGTATTAAATAATGATAAATATAATTTTAACTTAATAACAGATGGATCAAAAATACCTGGTTTTATGTTTGAAAAATCAATTATATTTAAAACAAATTCTATGAATCATACAAAACAATTTTTTAATCAAATCTATTCAGTAAATACAAATCAAGATAAATTTAAATTTATTTTTGATTCAAATTCTTATTTAAATATGTTTGTTAAAAAAACAAATTATAAAGTATTTGAAAATGGGAATAAATCAACACTTTTATTAATTTGTATTCACGAGAGTTATATTCAAAATTTTAAAAACTTAATTGATTTATTAATTAATCACTTTGTGATTAATAAAATCAGAGTTGAATTATTTATTTTTAAGGATAATTACTTTATGGATGATAATTATTCTCAAATTAAGGAAAGAATACAAGACACACTATTTGTATTATTTTTAGATATCAAAGAGACAAATTATATTTCAAATCTTGTTTATGAATGTATTTATGCTAAATGTTGTATATTATATTCAGGTTGTAATGAAGCATCATATTTTTTTAATAATTATAAATCATTTATTCCAATTGAATTTGATTACAATATTTTAAAGACAGAATATATTTACAAATTAATAAATAAAGAACATTTTAAAAATTTATTAGAGAAAAATGAATTTGATAAAATTATTCATAGAATAAATGAATATAATGTATTTAATAAATCTCAAAAATTTATTGAATTTGACAAATTATATAAAAATATTACAAAACCAATAGATGATAATTTTTTCACTATAATTTGTTTAAAAAATGTTGAAAGTTTTAATAAAAAATACTTTGAATATGTTTTTAATGAATTACAAGAATTAAACAATATAGACAAAGTATTAATTTTTATTGATGATGTGACTGAAGAATTTAATCAAAAAATAATGTCATTAATTTATGATCTTAATGTGATGATTATAAATGTAAAAGAAAATATTTATAAAAAAATTTATGACTTTGTTTTTTATTGTAAAGATATACCAATTCTATATATTGAAAATAATAATTATGAATTATATGAACATTACAATGATATGTTTGATGAATTTGATATGTTATTATCAAAGATAAAAGATATGAATACATTTGATAAATTCAAAATTCAATCAAATTATTATATGACAAATATATATAATTCACCATCTACATTATTTTATTGTAATAGTGATATATTACATTATATCGATCCATTTAATTGTAATTCAGGTAAAGATTTTATAATCCGTAAAATGATATATTAAAAACATACTTAATCCAAAAATAATATCAATTAATAAATAAATATAAGAATTTTTATTTTTATTTATTGCATTATAAGCGAATAATAGATATAATGTTGCGTGAATTGGTCTTAAATTAGTCCACCATATTTTTTGATTAAAAACTTCAGCACCTGTTTTTCTTTTATCAAATGCATATAAATAAATCCAAACAAAAGCAGGTATTAGAGCAATGTAACCAAAGTATGGTAAATAATCTATATTAACAATTTTTGTAATATAAACAATCAAAAGTCGTGTTAAAACACATCCAAATAAAAATAAAAAAATTCTTTTTTGTTTAATTGATAATTCTGAATACATAAATTAATAAATAAAAAAAACTTTGTTTTTTTTATTTATAATTTCAACGAAAAATTAATCAATCAACCAAAGGTTGATTGATTAATTTGTTTTGTTAAATTAATAAATAAATAAAATCCTTTGGATTTTATTTATTTTTTCTACAACGAAACAAATTGTTTTGTTAAATTAATTAATAAATAAATTACGCCGTAGGCGTAATTAAAAAAAATTTTTTAGAAATTGAATTATTTATTTGTTATTTTTTATTCAAATCTATAATATTAAAATGAGCGATTGTGAAAGTAATTATTCCGAACAAGAAACTATTGAAATAGTTGACCCTATTGATATTTTATTAGAAAGAGAACAATCTTCTTTAGAAAAGGTCTTATCATCTTTAATTTCATTTAAAACAATCATTCGTTCTCAAATAATTATTTCTTTAATGAGAGATGATATTAAACAATTAGAATATAATCGTAGTTATAATTATTATTATGAAAATAAAAATGATGATATAGATGAAAAAGAATATGAAAATCAAAAAAATGAAAATTATGATTATTATGTTAATTTATTTCAATTATATATCAATAATATAGTTGAAATTACAAAAAAATTATCAAAAAATAAAGATAATGATAATGTTATTAATTGTATTGCGGAAAGTATTGATTATGTAATTAAAAACATGTTAGAACTATCATATGATTATATAAAAAGTGGTAGAAATAATTGTTTACATCAAAGTTCAGAAAAAGTATATAAAACATTACATTATTTTAGTAATATTGATAAAGCAAATGATTTTATAAATTTATATAATCAAAGTAAAGTTAAAGAATTTAGTCATATTGTATATAAATTATAAATATAAATTGGAAAGAGAATAGTAATGTTATTACATTCAGTAATTATTTAGCAATGGTATATATACTAGGTTATAAACAATTTGTTCCTGAAAATCGTTCATTATTATTATCTTACTTTGTATTATATCACTATCTTTGGACACGGATTACCAAATCATTTAAATCATAATTTATAAATTAATTTATTAAAAAAAATAATTTATAATATATAAAGTATATTTATAATATGTCAGGAGAATTCACTAGAAAAAAATTTGATTTTTATCCTTATAGATTATTAGAAAGCACAAATCAAATTAATTATGTATTAGACCCTTGGGCACAAAGAACTTGTTTATTATCTAGACCACCACAACCTGGTGTTTTAGGTAAATATGGTGTCTCTGTCCCTACTGATAGAACACAAACTGATGTCGAAAGTGATCTATTTAATTTAAGTAGAAAAATTAATGATGATCCTCGCACAAAATATTTACCAAAAGAAGACCCTAATGCTGAACCACGAGTTAATTTTCCTGAATTGTATTTTGATAGAGTTGAAACAAGATTAACTGACCCTGCTATTAATTTAAGAGGGACTGGTTGGTTTGAAGACCACGTTTATGAACCTTTGTGTCTTAATCCTCAAGATGCAGAAAGAATATTTCATCCTGGTATGATATCTATTCCTTCAAGAATTATCCATAAAGATAATCATCGTCCTTTAATTAAATATCCTCAAGCAGAAAAACCTTTAAGAGGTTGTGCTAATCAATATGATATCTATGATCGTAATGTAAAATCTTGTGTTAATATTGAAAATGATGTTTGTGGTGTATATAATAAACCTCTTAATAAAAATGTATTCCATCCATATAAACCTAGTGTATATTATCAAACACCTACAAAGAATTAATCTCTTGTATAAACATATATACGAGCATTGTCATAATATATTGATTTATAATTTAAATCAATATTTTTTACTAAAGAAGCATCATTATATTCATTCCATTTATAATCTTTCATTTCATTATTATTAATTTCATTACGAATTACTGATTTATAATGTCCACCATTGTTTTCATATTGTAATACATTAAATGGAACTATAATATTATTTTCTAATAATTCCATAAATTTATTAAATTTATCTTGTTCTTCTATATATAATTTGTCTAATAATTCAAAAATTTCAATTATTTTATTTTTAAATATATTTTTATCAAATCTTATTTGTTCTAATTTAGTATTTTCAAATAAAATATTCATTAATTCTTCTCTACATTCCAAAAGATTTTTACCTGTTCTTTTTAACAATTCTATTATTATATTACTTAATTCCGCTTTGTAATATATAATCATATTTTCATTAATATTACTTTGTGATGGTCCTACATTTAACATTTTTAATGTATATGATACATTAGTATATCGTTTAATATTTAATTCATCATCATATATTGGTAATAATATATTTAAATTTTTACTTAACTGAGGTGTGTTAAAAATACCTGTTAAATTTCCTACCTTAAAATCTCTAACTGAATATAATAATAAAATATTTGGAATTGTTAAGAAATAAGTTTTTTGTGTATGAATTGATAACCAAGATTCTATTCTTTTACTTTCAGTTAAATAATCTTTGATATATTTATAAAAAATTTTTAAATAATTTGGTTTATAAATTTTTGTTACTTTTAATTCTACTAAATTTTTATTCGCATTTTCTAATAATTTATTATTACTATTATTATATTGAATTAATTTACGAGTAGCAATTATCGTATCTCGTATATACAACCTTACATTATATATTTCATAAATATGATATTTATCAAATATTGAATAAACTTTAATTTTATTTTTTTTATAAAAATCTATATTTTTATATTTTATATCTGATATTATTTCACCAAATTTTTGTTGAAAATCTATAAACATTTCATTAAATTTACTACTTTGAAATTTATTTAATTCTACAGGATTGTTCCAATCTATATTTAATTCTCTTTTAAATTTTGCTTCCTCTTCAGCAAAACAAAAATCACATTTTTGTTCTATTTTTTCATAAATACAATTATTTGTTAATAAATGAATTGTAAATTGATTAACTTCTAAATTTGTATAATGGTCTTTGATTTTTGTAATTTCATTTGATTTACATTTATCACATTGTGTTTTAGTTACTACATTAAATTGGATATTACAACCAATAAAATTTTTAGAATAATACATTTTATGTATATTTTCATTAATTAATATTTGATTATCTACAAAATTTCTTGGAATATATGGATGAATTTCATACAATTTATAAAAAAAATTATTATAATAATTTTTTATATTTTCATCAACATATCCAATTTGAATATATGGATATAAACATTTTTCTAATAATCCATATAATACAATACTTGAATCTTGTTGTGTTGTATCATCTTGTCCTATTAATAATATATTTGTTTTCAAATATCTTGATATATCTCTCCATACAATTTGTCTTGATGAGACACTATTACTAGGATTTATTAATTGTTTCACATATATATCTAATTGTTTAATAAATTGTATTTTATCATTATATATTTCTTTTGTAGATGAATCGCCAATAATATTTAAATTTAATTGAACATTCTCAACTACATTTTTATCTAAAATTTCATTGTAATCAATATTAAAACGATAAAATATTTGTAAAAAAGATGCCATATAACAACTATTACCTAATTGTCCAAATCCAATTTGTTTAGTTTCAGGAATATCAATTAATAATTCCATTAATAATATAGTAAATAATTAAATTTGTTTTTCAAAAATATACATACGAATATTAATATATTCATTAATATCAAAGTTTGTCATTTGAACTATTTCATCATTACATCGTATCCACTTTGTATCATTTTCATTTTCTTCTAATATATTAATATAATAATGACCAATTGAATGAAAATAACCTATTCTAACAACACCCATTGTTAATTTATATTTAAGATATTTGATTTCTTCGCAATTTTGTTCTGTATATGGCATATTAATGATTTGATTTAAACAACCAATATCATTTGATATAGTTTGTATATAAAATGGATAATATATCATTAAAATATTTGGATATTTTATGATTATTTGTTTTTTTTCTACATTTCCAATATTTTTACAATTATCACATTTATAATCATTTAATATTTCACTTTTATTGCCAGTATTTATTAATATTTTATCTTCCGCACATAAAGATAAATTTAAACAAGTATCATTTAATTGTATTTTATAATTACAATGATTACAAAGTATTTCTTTTAATATATGTATTTTAAAATTATCATCAAATTGTTTTTTAAATTCATTTTTTAAATGATGATTTAAAAAATCTAATATCAAAGTTAAAACTTCTTGTGTATCTTGTTGTTCGTGTGGGGACATAAATTGTGGATTAATTTGTCCTAATAATCGTATAATATGAATTGGATTTGGTTCAGCAAATTGATTTGTATTATGATAATGGCAAAGTATTTGATAAATATTAGTAAATACTTGAATATATTTTTCAATATAATTACTTGAATGATTTGTTCTTTGTTTATATTCTTCATAATTTTCTAATTCATATTCAAATATTGGTAATCGTATTAATAATTGTAACAAAGATGATAAATAACAACTATTTCCAACATTTGGAATACCTTGATAATTTTTTTTTTTGATAAACATTGTTAATTAATAAATAAATATTAAAAATGTTTTAATTAATTTAATTATTAAATTTAGTTTCAATATTTCGTAAATAATTTTCATTATTTAGTGGTAATTCAATTGGTGTTCTCATTTTATTATCACCAAATGGATAATTGTATGTATTTAATTTTCTGAAACAATCTGTTAATTTATTTTCAGGTATAAATTCTTCTTCTTCTGTTTCAATTTCATCAATTGACTTTCTCATATTAAATTTAAATATTTGAGTTTCATCCAACATTACTTCACTTACTCCTGTTCCACAAGGTGCTAATTGTCCCATCATAATATTAGCACTAACTCCTCTCATTGTATCTTCTTCTCCAAAAGCAGCTGCTTTCATTAATTGGTCTACAGTTTCCTCAAATGTTGCTCTACTTAATGGACCAATATCATTTTTCTTGACACCATGTCTATCAATAGGAATTAACATACCTTTACTTGTCATATTATCGACTAACACTGTAATATGACGCATATTAATAGAACCTGTGCTTTCTAATACTTCAGAAAATTCATAAATTAAAGTTTCTCTAGCAACTTCAATACCGAAACAATTATACATTTCGTGAATATTATTGCTACGACATCTTGACTTATCTAATTCAATATAAATTTCATCATTAATTTGTAATTGCCATTTACGACTTAATACATCATCAAGATTTGAACCATTTGTTTGAACAAACATTTCTTTATCTAATGTTGAAATATAAGTGTTTTTAACATTTACAACTCCATTAACGAGTATATTTAATAATTCATTTTCAATTGATTTAATTTTTAAATAAATTCCATTCATTCTTTTAATGTCCGATAATAATTCATTATTAATCGCAATAATTAATTGGAAGATATTTTTTTTACCAATTGTGATATAATTTGGTATAATAGTAGAACCTCCAGCAAAATTTTCAAATCCATTTTCTAATATTTTTCTAATAATTAATTCTGAGTCAATATTTTCTTTTAATAGAGTTAAAATATCAAAATCTATTACTAATTGCCAATTATTTTCTTTTAATTCAATTGAAACTTTGTCACATAAATCTTTTAGATAAATTTCATTAAATAAGAATGAAAATTTACGAATATATTCATATTCATTTTCTTTATAACCTTCAGGTAATGAAATTATATCACCATTATTATTTTTATAATGAATATACAAACTCATTACAGGTGTTTTTGGTTCCTTTACAACACCTAATAATTCTTTAATTCTTGGAACACCACTTGTTGTTGGACTTTTGCCACCTTGTCCTGTATGATGGAATGTATTTAATGTTAATTGAGTGGTCGGCTCACCAATACTTTGACCACTTAAAACACCAACCATTTCACCTGCAGCACATAATGATTGTATAAACATATCAAATATTTTTTTAAAATAAGTTTCATAATGTTGGTATTCTAAATTTGGATATTTT